TCAAGAGATACAGCCTTTGGCTGGTCATCGAGGGAAGGGAAGAAAGAAAGTAGGGGGAAAGGAAAAAGAAAAAAGAAAGAGAAATATTTTTGCAAGTGGACGCCCCTTTCAGCCGCGGGGACGATCTAACTTTAACAACATACATCGTTAAAGGGTAATTTGAGGAAGAGGGAAATTAGAGAAAAGATTGCGCTTTGAATCAAGCGCCTGCTGCCTCGTTAACTTCTTCATCCGAGTCGCCGCCGTCATCGTGGAGTGGGACGCCATCGAGCGCAATGGTGCGACCAAAGGCTCCAGCACCTGGGCCGAGGCCAGCGAAGTTCGCATAGAACTCAATGCCGCCGTACGCGAGACGTCTGTCCCCTGCGGCCGCATAACCGGCGCCGCCGTAGATGAAGCGCGGTTTGCCAAAACCGATTGACGTGACGTTGAAGTTTTCTTCACATCCGGAGGTCGGGAGGACTTCGTCGATGAAGAGTGTTTGAGTGACATCATTGGCGATGGCTTGCCTCTTCCAGGGGGTGCAGAACCACTGGTTGAGAGTGGATGGGACGATGTTCTGGTGCGGTGCGATGCCCAAGAAGATGGATGCGCTGGTGGAGCGGTCGATGACAATGCTGACCCAGACTTCACTGACGGTGGCAACGGCAAACCAACCGCGGAGGAAGTTGAAGATCGGAACATTTTCGAAATCGAGGACACGAGTCCGAGCTGCGGCGGTGGTTCGCACGTCTGGGAGAGGCATTGTGATGAGAAAAGATCTACCGCTGAGCCCCTGGCAATTCCATTCGCGATTGACGGGGCGCGGCCCAGGCCCGATCCCAGGTCCAGTGGCGAAGGACAAGGGAATGATTGGACCTCCGGCAGGAACGATCGGGCCGCTGGCGGGATTGACGATAGGGTTGGGTCCAGTAGCCATTGATTATTTAAATTGGCTTTCTTAAGGTCATCGTGAGAAGGGGTAAAAGGCACATAAGAAACATGAGACGGTCGAATGAGAACACCGCGCAAACTCGGGTCAAGGAGAGAATCGTCATCAAGAATGTGAAACGGAATGGAACGAGCAGAAAATAGAGAAACGAGATCAGAAATAGGAGCACCAGCGTAGGAACGGAGCTTTAGAGGGCTTAAGTCCGGACAGACAGCACGAAGCACGTTGATAGTGCAGTCAACAGAAGTATCAATAACGCCAGGAGAGAGTTCGGGGCGGCAGAGAGTGCGATAAAAGAAACCAGGGGAAAAGAGCGAACAGAAGCAATCAAGAATGAGCCATATATCAGAATCAGTGAAAGAGAGATAAAAGTGACGAATGAAATTGAAAAGCGTATAATATATCTCAGGAGACGGGCGAGGGCAACGAGAAACGAAAGAGACAAACAATTCTTCGGCAGGCACAAGAGGATCATAAACGCGAGCAAAATGTTTGAATACGGCGCGAACCGGATCAACGATGAAATCAGTGGAAGTAAAGAAACGCCCGGCGTGATATGCGGGAGCATCACGTTCAATTTTCAAGACGACTTGGGCGACGGAAGGGTGATGGGCAGTGGGAGCCAATTGAATGCACTTAGCATCAGTCAAAAGATCGTCACCTTTCTGCAAAATGAAACAATTGTCGACATCAACATACATCGAAGAGACAACCGTTAACATTTGGACGACATTTCGGATGAGCGTGAACGGATCACCAGAACCCAGAGAAAAACGCATGATTCCGCGATAGAGACCAGGGGCCATACTCTTGACGTCAAACTCCGAAGAATATTCGTAATACATTCGCATAACTTCAGCGGGGGCACCACACAAGCAAGCAATCTCACAAAAAGCTGCAGTGAGCACAGCGTCGTGAGAAGAGTCCTGGCTAGAAACGTCCAGTTGTGTATTACACTCCGCGAAAGCGGCGAGAGCGCCGTCATCACGCAGAATATTCGCAAGTTCAATATCACTGAGACCGAAATCAAGATATACGCCATCGCGAACGAGCCGAGGTAAATTGGTGTAAATACAATGAGCGGCGTAAGCGAAATAAGCGCCAAAAGCGAAATGGTTCGTGGTAATACCCTGTCCTTTCGGGAGTCCGGCCGGGAACTCCGGTTTATCGGCCTTAACCTTGACCTGCGTCTTGGCGAACACAGTGCGCCCTACCGTGCGAATGGACTCGTTCAACGCTTCACCTTCGAGACCCTGGAAAGATGAGGGACTTCGAGTGCGCAACCACTGGCAAAGGAAATCGGTATCAAGCTGGACTGGAGAGCACACATCCTTTAATAAAGCAGCACGGAAACGATCAACCAAGGGAGAGGCAGAACGAGTGGCGGCTTCAAAAGAGACAGTCGGGTGAAGCAATGACAATTGGCGCTCCTGCATAGATCTGAAATCAGTGTTGCGACAATGAGAGACCTGAACATCACCGAGTTTATGGGCATCAGTGAAGATAGAACGCATGTGGACATGCTTCTCGACAAGCCCGAGCTCACCAAGCAACCTCAGTCCACCTGCCTCTGGGACATCAAGATCAATGGCATGTTCATGGTCAGCGGCAAGATCAAAATCGGTGCGATCGAATATTAGGGCCTGGATGTCACTGATCTGCGGTTCTGGGACGATGATGGCTCGATCATGGGGTCGGATTTCAACAGAACTGTTAATGCCGGACAGGACTTCACCAGTGGTGAACGACCGCTCGAGCCCGATAGTTGCTGAGTCATCGACGCGATCAGCTTTAACAGCGTCAAGAGAGCGCCTGTCAAAAACGAGATCCAGTGGGCGGGCAACAGATAGACGGTCTTTGAGATCAGAGATCTTAGTACCATTGGTGACGGGACGCAAGGAGGAAAACCCAAACATCGAGGTAAGTAACGTAGGTGTACACATGATAACCAAAGTGAATGAATGTCGTGAGAACAAAACGACTCGTGCACCCGAGTTGACGTTGAAGAAGGGCTGCGCACGCGGTTTGATTTCACCATAGTAAAGAACATTACTTGAACGACGACCCTGCACTTGAGCGATCGATGGGACGCGATCACTAGAAGGATCACCGTCGGTAGAACGTGTCTTCATGACAAGATCGAAACCTTGATACGGACCGGGTGCTGGGCGACAAGAGAACAAACTCGTCTCGACAGCAGATGTGGTGCCATATTCATTGCCCCAACCATTAGTGCGCGCAAGATAGGTGAATGCATCAAGTGGGATGGTGTTAGAGATTGTGAATGTTAATACTCGCCGATTGATGTAAGCATGCGTATGGCGAATAACACCATGTTCCTGGCGACCAGACTGGAAACGATCGCCGACGGTTATCACGGGCCGATCGACGGCATAACGCAACCAGGCTTCGAGATGCATAGGCGAATAACGGAAAATCTCATCGATGATCATGACGTCATATTTCTCCTCAGGGGGATGGAAGAAAGTAACCACTTCACAACGAGACTGGATGTACAAGCGACCGAGTTCAGCTCTCCAATCCTTGGCCAATTCGCGTGTCGGAACGACGATGAGAGCTCGCAACTTAGTAGAGACCAACCATTCGCGGACCATGGACGATTTGGCGGAACCGGGCAGACCGTCAATGTGCAAAGCAGGGATACGGAAATGACCGCCAGGCATTCTCTCAACGAAGGCGCGCGCAACATCCCACATTTTATGCTCGGGTGAATCGACCAACATCGGCTCTGCGCCATACAGCCCAGAAAAGGACGAACGATCGAAATGACGATTAACCCGATGGAGAAGTGCATTGACAACCAATTCGTTAATAAGATGCACAACCCCAACATCTGGTGCGGTGTAAGAGTATTTTTCGTTGTTTGCGCGCCACAACGCCCGCTGAGGTAACTGCCGCAAGAAATGGCGGTGTGCAGGGGAGGGAGCATGCACACTATAAGGGTCGCCGAGAGCTGAGAAAGTTCGTATCACTCGACGCCTCAAAGGGCCAACGTCGATCCGAACGAGATTGGCTCCAGGGAAGACGGGCCGCGTGTGCGTGACAGTAGTCCTTGCGGTGGGCTCCCCAACAACATCACCATGCTCATCAACATCGATCCCACTAGAAGAAGCAGTAGAAGGCGCGGATTCCCCGCGCTCAATGAAACCTGCATCATAAGCAATTTCCTTGAGATTACTCACGATGGGTGGGTGCAAAACCGAGACCTGAACAGCATCATCACCGGAAGCGACACTAGTAGGTACTGAATCTGGGAGAGGCACGGTCGTCGCAATTATTTGTTCGTCATCATCCGGCTCAGGGTCTGGACGGGAAGGCAAGCGCACAACGGGCTCTTCATCAGTCAAGTAAGAAAGTGGTGTGGCCGAACGGAGGCGAACGACTGGGAATGGTTCTATATCAGGCAAAATCGGCATGGCGACACGAGGCGAGGCAATGGGTGTGGGGGCCTTGAAATCGGCCAACCATTGAGGGATCGGGTGTCCGTCAGGGGCGGCTTGATGAGACTGGTCAACGGCTGGGGTCGGAGGAGTATCACTGTAACAAAGGCTTTCTTCCTCAAGCTCACGGATTTGTAGCAGCTCATCCGAGACACGTTCTACAATAGACACTTCCTTACGCTTGCCGGCAACGTCGCCAGCGGCAATGCTAAGAGTAACTTGTGGTGTGAAAACGAAATGATCAGGCAACTCGTGCATGACCCGCTCAGGTCGCGACAAGACTCGCCGAGAGCGTGCGACCCGGAGATCAATCGTGTCAGCACGACGCGCATCCCGTTGGACGGCATGACGATGTTGAGAAATGAGGCGACGATTTTCAATGTCAGTACGAGAGTGACCATGAGGGAAGAGACGACGTGGGACTATGTCAGGTTCGAAATCAATACAGCGCAATTCATTGGCGGCATGGTGATAGTCTTGGGTGGGGTCAGGTGGCACAAGAGGTGTGCGCGCTAAACGCAAAAATGCGGAAGAGATACCGTCAAAAGATACGCGCGAACGATGTGCGGCGAGTCGGTTTTCAGGAGGTCGTGCAAGATGAACATGTAGCGGGGCGGAATTGTCGATCAACACCATACGACGTGAGTCGTAGCTGACAGGTAAGGAATCTCTGTTGAAGGAACTGGCAAAGAATAGGTCCAAGAGTCGCTGATACTTGGTCCGTTCATTGACTTGATCAGAATCTAGACGCCCAGTGAAGAGATCAAGATAATACTGCTTGAATCGGCTACCGAAGGAAGAACGGCGAGCGTAAAATCTTTCAAATGCATCTGCCAACTCTTGACCAACGAGCGTATAGTTCCTCATGCGCATATTACAACAAAGGATCGCGTGGCCGACAACAGAGAAGAACTCGGCGTTGTTCAAAGAAAGGCGATTCTCAATGATGCGTTTACCAATCTTGACCTCAGCCATTTGCCCACGCAATTTATTTGCAACCGGAAGAAAAGCGATCTTACCAGCGTCAAGAGTTGAGACATAAGCAACAAGAGCATCAAAGCGACGAGATTCAACACAAAAGTACTTAGTCTTGTTATCGGTGAGGAAAGAGGGTTGCAACAAAGGCAATATCAAGAAGTCTGAAGGTCGCAAAATCTGAGTGGAGGGGTGATTCTCATGCAACCCGGGCGATAACCGCACTTCTAAAAGATGCATAGTCCCGAATTGTCGAAGCGATTCAACCTGAGAGTGATAACCTTGAACTATCGGGATCGGTTTACACCAAGATAGCATGGCCTCTGCCTTATCGTAATATCCCGGAGAGCTGTGATTAGTATGCCGCGTAGCGATAAGATCACCATCGCGACTAAAATGCAAACCACAAGAGGGATCTGTATACTCCGAGATCCGTTCATCAATCAGAGCAGCAGGCAAGTGGGTGATCACGAAGGCCTTACGGACGGAACGTTGCGCCATACCAACTAAGAAATCTGCAAAATGGATAGATGTCGCAGAGAAGGGGGCGAGGATAACATCGGCACCAGAAAAAAGACAGTCGGAGAAGAGCTGATCACAAGATAACCGCGAATGCAAAGTCCGGCGATCGGGTGTAGAAAGATTGTTGTAACGGAAATGATCTCGGCCAGTCATCGTCGGCGCACAGTTATGAACGACATTATTAAATCGAGTCAACTGAGCAACAGAAGAGGCGATAGTGTGAACAACTTCATTTTGGCCGATCCGGTCATTCGCAAGATTCATGAAAATCTCTCGAGCGGCGGCAAGACAACCATGACCATGACGCTGACGAGTGTTCTTGATCACATATTCAGGTGCAATATCCTGCAGTTCGGTGAGAGCGGCGTCAGTCGCACAATTTGCATATACAACGGGGCGACTATCATAACTATCCAACAGTTCCGCCATGCTATTAGCGATACGCTCACCAGTGATGGTAGCGTCAACTGGGCGGGAGAGCTCAAGATCATGTAGACGTTGTAATTCGATGGGATGCTCGGAGATGCCAGCCGGTGGGCGCGCTCGATAATAGAGATTGGTAAGAAGTGGGCGAGGCGTGATGTCGGTGATGGGCTCGGGGAAAGGTAAAACGGCACAACCTCGGAAAACTCGAGAAAAGTCTTGGCGAATTGGTCGATGAGACATGAAAAAGGCGAGGAGGCGCAAAGCAGAGGTGACAAGAGGGATGCCATGTGATGCACCAAAGACGAACGAGGAGCAGACATGAGCGAAGGAGACACCGACGTCGATAAAAGGTTGCAATAGCGCACGAAGTGCCTCGGTCACAGGGATGTCAAGAAATTCTTTTGGGATGCCGATTATCTGATCCAGAGGGAGATGGACATGCGGGAGGTGGACACTTGGTAAATGAATCTTCCAATGCGGTAGGTGAACATGTTCACCAAGACGATGTAGAATGTCCGGGAATTGTGCAAACCAATTACGCATGGTTTCAAGCGCTATAATAGAAGCATGATGGGCAGCATCAATGCCACATTGAGCAAGGGCTGGTGCGGTGGCGGCGGAGCAGGCGCTTTGAAGCTCGACTGCGGTCTGGATCTCGGCCTCAACTTCCTCCTCGAGAGAATTTCCGACAAGAAGCTCGGCTCCAGCAAGTTCCTCAAGCTGCGTGCGCAAGAACGTGGCAAACGAGATTTCACCTTCATAACCGGCATAGTCTATCAAAGGCCGCACTCGATCGGGGTACATCTGAATTATCTTCTGATGTTTAGGACGCTTAGAAACACCAAGGCGATCGACAGAAGCTGCTTCGAGATGAACATCGCCGTCAGGAGCCATAGACCAAACAACCATCAAACCATGGCGCGATCGCTTTTCCTTGACATCTATAGCATGGGCATCGAGACAGTCCAACACAAGCCGAGCGGGCATTCGAGTTTTAGGCTTGCCGTCAGGACCGTTGAGACTTGTCTCACAAGCGTCCATGATACCAGTTAAACAAGTCCAGCAACGCCCAGGTCCGCTGATTTGCAATTCCGGCGTCGGGGCTGGTTTCGGAATTTTAACCACACGCCTTTTAACTGTGCGAACGACAACTTTGGGTGCAGGTTGCGCGACGAAGTGCTCACGCTGACGGTATAAATGCGCATTGGCTCGCTCAAAGATGGGTTGATGCACGAGGTGTAAATAATCTTCGTCAGAAAACCGCGATCGATGCTTAACACGCAAGGCAAGGGCTGCACCAGAGAGAATAAGGCGCGGGCGAACCCATAAAACGGCGTGCGGCGGGAGCGGCCACTCGAACACATGTGCCGGCTTCTGGTGTACACGTCTGATAGGTGAACAAGAGCGGAACGTTCGTCTCGGGTTGACAAACTCGGAGCTATTACTTAGTGTGCGGGCGACGCGAGCGGAGATCGGTTCCTCGATCTTAATGGAAACACATTTGCAAACATGCTGACAACATACATCGACAGGAAGCTTACAAAAGCGATTTTGATTGAGGAAGAGAATTTGTGAAATACGTTCCATCTCTCGGGCGACCTTGGCAGGCGAACCCTTTTTCTTGGTGATGGTATTACGCACCCGTAACTCAGGAACCGATACAACTGGTTGAATGCGCGTAATTTCAACTGGCTCAAGAGTGTCGATAGCAACGACAGGGGGAGGTTCAAGGGTGACCGGAGCAACAGGCGTGGGAGAATCAACCACAACCTCTTGCACGACAACCTCGATAGGGACCTTAACGACGGGTGGGAGAACAACGACATCAAAAACACGCTTGGCAGTCCACAAAGGTGGATAAAGCGCATCAACCTCTCGCTGAACATTTTCAAGTGACGAAAAACGCCGATTGCGTTTGAGAAAGCGCACGTATTCAGCGCAAGTTTGCGCGGTATAACGGTCGACATTACGTGTCAAGGCTTCTTCTATACATTCAATGGTGCGACGGACAGCACGCGGGTCCAAGGAACCATCAGCGAGGACACGAGCGAAATCGTCAGGATTGATGTCCACTGAAGGCCGAGTCGTGCAAGGGTAGGCAGCATTAACGTAGGCGACGCCGCCTGCAGATAACTCAGTGCGACCGACACGGCCACAGATTTGGACGATCTCATGCGTTCGAATCGGGACTATGCGAGACCCAGTAATGACACGCAGAGTTCGTTCATCAGGAACAGTGATCGCTTCAACAACATTAGGGGCGTGAGTGGTGGGTGCGTTACGTTGCCCGGCGTCGAAGACATGCGAGACATGCAATGTGACCGACTCCTGAAGGATCGGCGTGGAGAAGATGCAACAGTCTCGTTGTTTTGAATACTCCTCCAATTGAGCAAGAGAAAAGGATCTTGACTGTTTACCGTCAAAAAAGATTTTCGAATCGCGGGAAAAATGCGCATAACGAACGACGCCATTCTTCGTGGCAAAGGAAATCGCCTCATCGATGGCACGCGCAGTAGGAAAGACGTAGAGACAACTAGGACGCTCGGAAGCTTGAACACGCTCAAAGATCTCCTGGAAGTGGAAATTGCCAAACCTGCAGACGGAAGCTCTGGGTGTCTGAAGATCTGCTTTTGCACCCGGGTGGACGGGGCTGGCCGTACACAAAAGCAATTGCCTCGCCTTGACATGACGACATACATCGAAAGTGTCAAGGGAAACATTATGTGCTTCATCAAGGATCACAAGAGTGTCATTCGACGGCTGCTCACCACGACGAAGGAGATTGGCATAAGCACCAGTGGTATACGCGAAAATAGGAGAGACGCGTGAACCAAAAGAAAAGTCCTTCCCACCAGCGCGCCCAAAGACACCAGTGCAACCTTCAGGTAGCTTATTTTGATACCAGGTCAAAGTAGACACCGTCGACATGATGCGTTCAGTAAGCAAGATGACATTACGAAACCCGAGGCGGTGAGCGACTTTCATTGGCGCGAACTTGCTCTTGCCAAGCCCGCAAGGGGCAGTGAACAGGAAATGAGAACCGGTATCAACGATGTCATTGATGTAATCATCGATCACAGAAGAGTTCCCAGGATTGACATACTCAACGCAATCAAGCTCAGCATTGAAGGTGAATTCGTTTGAAAACACATTCGACCACGCAGCAACGCGGTCAGAGCGTTCTTGGTCGACGAGTCGCACGGCCTCACCCTGAACACGCTCTTGATGATCGACTTGCTGCTGGGCGAGAGCGCAGGTGACACAACCAGTCCAATCGAACATGTCAGCAACATACATCGCATCAAATGGTCGAGTGGAAAAACGCTCATGTGATTCACAGGAGTGGTCTCTGCTAAGTTGATCACAAAGCTGTTTAAACTCCCTCTGATAATCGAGAGCTCGCGCGGTATAACCGTCCAGAAGTTCAGTAGGTAGAGAAGGGTAAGGGAGGTAGCAGTCGTCACCAGTCGGTGAATCGACATCGAAATACTGAGCGATTTTCTTCTCAGAAGGGATATGACGGGGGTTATGGGGAAGGTCAGAAACATTGACGACCGCTGCATTTAGCCCTGCAGTGGCCTCAACACGTGCTTCAACGTGTCGATCAGGTGGGCGATAGCGCCGTTTACGACGCGGAACCGCGGACATGAAAGCCGGCGGTTCG